GATGAAGCCCCTGCACAAACCCGTCATCTGGCTTGCCGAGCGCTTCCTCCAGCCGCCCATAGGCCGCAAGGTGTTCTCGTACCAGCGCACCAGATTCGCGTCATACCAGCGGCCTGCTGCTTGGTACTCTGTGCCGTTCCTGTAAATGCCTGGTGGAATTTTTATTGGGATGTACATAATCAGATTGTCGGTAGGTTGGACACAAAGCTCATCGTGACGATGGCCGATGGCACTGCTGGTCGTGTGGGGCTGGCGCTGGCAGCGTACTGCTCAATTTGAACACCGATGTCGGTTGGCCTCCACATGATCTCCACATAGTCAGTCGCATTCAGGCTCACAAAGTAATTTATGGCCGCAATGATGTGGAACGGGTCGCCAACACCTTTTCTAGGTGCAAAGCCAAATCTACTATTTGAATTGGCCACATTTGTACCATTGACCCGAAACCAGACATCCACATCCTGAGACGAATTTGTCGTATTTGTAAACTGAATGGAAAACTGCAAGTTCCAGATTCCGGAGTCGGCCACTGTGATTCGACTGTTGCTGGCTATTGACACGCCATTGCTGAAGTCTGTCGTGTTAAATGTGACGGCGTAGGCCGTGGTGGTGTTGGCCGCCGTCTGGTCGGTTGAGTCCTGAAAAGCCCCGTGCGGGTTGTTCATGAACTTGCCGCCCCTTGGCCCAAACAGTGAGCCAAGGACGGAAGTCAGTTTTCTGGAAAAAATGTTGAGTGCGCCGTTGTTCTCGTTCAAGTTCCGGCGGTCATACACCTCTGGTGGATAACCCAGACTCGGCAGTGATGGTGTCTCTAATTGTTGCTTGACATTGGCCATGACATGATTATTCCACTTTTGTCATGTCAGCGCGGCTTTGCTGACCCTGTTAGACGGCCATATACAGCCCAATGTTGGCTGCGGCATATCCGGCGTAGACGATTCCCATCGGGATGTTTCCCTTAAATAGCTGTTCTACGGCAATGCCAGCGTAGATCACTGTGACCAGGATGATCAGCCAGCCACTCATAGGCCAGAGACATCAATGACTTCACCACGAAACTCTACGCAACCATTGCCAAAGTCGTGGACAAGTTCCGGCCACAGCAATTGACCGTTGAAGAAGGTCAGGATGGCAAAGCCACTGCGCCAGTTTGTGGGGTTGTCTTCCAGATAATCGACAAACTGTGGGCCATTTGGGTCAGCCAGCGTGCCGGTGTCCACGCCAAACCTGTTGCCGTTGTAGTCTGCATATGGCGTCACTTTCAGACTGTGCAAGTGGCCGGTGACAATACTTTTGCCAGATCCCACAGTATTGTTGTGCGTGGCGTGGATGCCGCCCTTGTACCTGTGCTTGACGCATACATCCTCGGTCGGCCAGCAGGCCCAGCAGGACAACCAGGCTGGAAAGTGATCTCTAAGGGAAAACCCTTTGACTCCCTCAAACTCATGGGCATTGGCTGCAAGGCGGTTTTCAAACCGGCTGTCATGGTTGCCAAGTGTCCAGATCAGCTTGGCCCGTCCAGCGTCCTCCTCGATCTCGCCCAAGCTGGCCTCGCAGGCTTTGAGTTCTTGGATGATGCTGGGCTTTGTATCCCATCCGATACGGGGGAATCGGCTGATGGACGCACCATCAAACGCATCGCCGTTGTTGATAATCGCCTTTGGCTTGAATTCGCGTATTGCCCACAGCAGCCCCTTGAAGGCCGTGGTGCGGATGCCAGGCCAGAAGTGCGCATCGCTGAACACAATAACCACGCCGTTCTCAATGCCAAGTTGATGACGCGCCGCGTGATTATGGGCGGTCTGCAAGTGCGTGAATCGGCTGCCTCGGCTTTTATCCTCTGCAACCAGTTGGATTTTGTACCTTTTCTCAATTGATCTGCGCCGCTGGTGGACACCAGACATATCAACATGAACCAACTTGGCTATTTTTGAGGCAGAGCCTAAGGTTTTCCAAAGCTCAATAAACTCAGCGTCAGTAACTTTTGGTGCAGGCATGTCATTCCTTCGTCAGAATGCGCTCAAGCACATTAATTACTCGGTGTTCGGCTGCTTCAATTTGCTCTGCTGATGAGCCTCTGTCGGTTGCGGTTTCAATTAAATCGTGCATCAAGACATGCAAGCACTCATGCAGCGCTGTCTTCTTCAAGGTCTGTGGCGTGATCTTCTCAGCGCCAAAGTCGCCAATTCGGTAAGTCGCCAGCCGCGCCGGCTGGTTAAATTCAACAGACGCCATTGCGCCCTTGGCTGGCTTTGACCCGCGCTCGATGCGCCAATCACCCAGAGACAACTCCTCCTGCCAGTGAATCATGCACTGGTCGAACAAAAGCGCTTGCTCAGCGCTGGGCATGTTCTTTACGGGGTTTCTCATGGTCGCCCTTGTTTGTGCAACCTGCGGAGCATACCGCCGGCTTGTGACCGACTTATGTCAGGCCATCATCTTCTCGGCGTCTTTGGATACCTCGGCCACGCGCCGACCCCATCCTCTGCCGAATGTCTCCCATGTAGGTAAAGCCTGCAAGAAAGTCAAGCGCTGGGCGTTGTAGTCCTCGACCAGTTTTCCGACATCAATGCTTGCGGCCTTCTCCAATGTTTTTGGCCCGATCATGCCATCTTCTGGCACGCCTAGCACTTTTTGCAACATCTTGGCAGCGCGGCCTGGGCCGGAATTGACCGCCAGATCAAAGACCGCCATGTCCAAGCCGGTTGGCAGGTCATCGCCACAGACCTTGTTCCAGTACTTTTTGCGGTACATCGGGCCGACCACTTCAGGGGTTAGCGCACGCATGGCCTTTTCATCCACCTCATGCCCGACCCACTCCTCCCAGACCCGCTTGGTCACGCCAAGGTTGGTCATGCCGCCAGGGTCTTTGGGATGGTTTACAAAGCCGCCTTCATGGTGCAGCACTGCGGCCAAGCACTGGTCAAAGTTTTCTTTCATTTTTTGTTCTTCATCGCAATGATGTTCTCAAGGGTTTTGCCACCGAAATACGCCGACATGATCAACATGCCCCACTGACCCAGCAGGTTGACATAGGACTCTTTGGCGTCATATCCAAAGGCACTCATCAGTGCAAACAGGAAGTAGCCGACAAAGATGGCCACCAGCGACAGTGGCCGAATGTTCTTGTTCAGCCAACTGTCTGTAGCGTTGTCAGACTTCCAGCGGTCTGTGACATTGCTCTGTTCCGTCTTGTAGATTTCAGTGTCGTTGGCCATCTTGGCAAGCTCACCGTCTTGCGCCATCTTGGCCAGATCAAGCTTGGCCTTGGCCTTGGCCTCTGGGTCTGGAATGAGTTTGTCGATCAGCTTGCCGCCGACTTCAAGTAAGGCTGTAAGGGGAAACATATTTAATCTTTCAAAAGCTGCACTTGCCAGCACATTGGTCAATTATTTCAAACGAAAAATAGGCGATAACACCGATCAATGCAAAAAACACTGTGCCTAAAAGAACGATCTCAATAAAATCGTCCATTTCTTTTTTGCGCCTTGCCGCAGCCTCGCGCTCCCGCCGTGCGTCATGCGCAGCCTCTTTGTCCATGCTGGCCGCACGGGCCACGATCTTGGCCCAGACATCCATCTTGTTGCTCTGGAAGAAGAGCATCTTGACCTCTTCCTCAAACGCCTTGGCCTGCTCAATCGCAAGCTCAAGCTCAATGGCCTTGCCCATCGCAGAGCCTTTAAAGCCCTTGGTCTTGGATTCAGCAACAACTTTGACAGCGTCTGCCTTGGCTGAGAAGAACTGGCCAAGTACAGGGCCAAGACTTTCAACATCCTGCACGGTCTTTGCAGCAGTCTTGACCAGCTTGACGGCAGTGCTGATCGCCGCTAGGGCTGTGAACGGATCGATCATTTCTTCTCCCGCCACTTCAAGCACCAGACCAGCAGCCGGTCAGGTGTCCATGTCCATTTGATGCACTCAAAGACAGGCGACTGCGCTGCCGGTGGTGGTGGCGGCAGCGCTTCCATCTCAGCGCCCCTTGAAGTGTTCCCAGAAGGCCGCAGCCGCCACGAACAGGCCACCCAGCCACAGCAGAGGCTTGGCCAGCTTGCTGAGTGTCTCCAGCACCTTGAATGCGCCCTGGGCGGCATTGAAAGCTGCCGTCACATCCTTGGTGTTCTCGGTCAGGGCATCCACCTTCACCTCGACAGCGACAAGCCTGTCGTAGATTTCTCGGTGGGTTATGTCTTCGGTCATGGTGCAGACTCAAGTGCGGTGATGCGGGTTGTCAGGGCTGTGATGAGGGCTTGTTGCTCTTGAATAGCTGCGGTCAGTGTGGCGACCAAGAAGCTGGTGTCGATGCCTTGGTACTTGGGGCGTGTAGCTTCATTGCCTTCTTCGTCTGTGTAGGTTTCTACAGCGTCCTTTGCGCCAGTGACGCAACCCTCAACCACCTCTTGTAACTCATGGGCAATGAAGCCTTGACCATCAGAGCCGTCTACATTCCACTTGTAAGTTACCGGCTTGAGCAGCGCCACTTTGTCCAAAGCACCCGTCATTGGGGCAATGGTGTTTTTCAGGCGGTAGTCAGATGATGTGTTGTAGGCAGTGGCTGAAGTGGTTGTAGATACAGAGCCAACTTGATTATTCAGGTTATATAAACGAATATTGTTAGAAGCGGCTGATGTTGTTCTAATAATCAAGCCATCAGCACCGGATTTAGAAATTACAACTTCTGATGAAGAAACTGAAAATCCAAATTGCCCAGTAACTCCAACATTGGGAACTGTCGTAGTCCCCACCAGCACATTGCCGCCGTTTGGGTTTAAGAGGAGTGAATAATTCGTAGCCAAGTTAGATGCTTCAGTTACTTGTATCCACGAACCACTTCCACCATTACCGCCAATATCCATAACAGAACCAATCCCGCCACCCTGTTGCAAGCGTGTGATAAGTCCTGCTGATTGAGTAGACCCAGAAGTAGCGGGTGGTGCATCACCACCAGTGCCATCGACATTCAAAAATCCTGTTGGGCTTGTTGTACCAATCCCAACCCGGCCAGAGCTATCAATCCGCATAGCCTCCGCACCACCCTCAGCAAAAGCAATGGTATCAGCCGCTGGGAAGAAGATGCCTGTGTTGGTGTCTCCATCGTTGGTGATAGATGGTGCAGCGGCAGATCCATCTGCAAACTCAATAACTGTTGCCGATCCAGTGACACTTAAAGTACCAGCCACACTCAGCGTCTTACCAGTTCCAATGTTCAGGCCAACAGATGTACCAGTACCGGCTGCTGCAAAGATGGCGTCCACCGAGTCCAGGTCGGTGTTGATCTTCGTTCCCCAGGTGTCTGTCGATGCGCCTACCTCTGGCTTCGTCAGCAGTAGGTTTGTGGTGGTGGTATCTGCCATTGCGTGCTCCTAAATAGGTAACCAAGTCTCTGAATTATCAACGATTGCGACCCAAGTTTCTGCACTGTCGCTGATCGGTGTGTAAGTTTCTGCGCTGTCGGGTATCGCACCCCAGCCAAAGCCAAAGATGATGCCGACAGACCCTGTTGCGCTGTTGCCTGTCAATGCAATTGTGATGGCATTACTGACACTGCCAACTGATCCCGTACCCGCAACACCAGTGATGGCCTGGAACGATATGACCTCGGCCAGCACTGTGCCGACAGCACCTGTCGCCACATTGCCTGTGACCGCTTTCGTGCTGGTGACACTGACAGTGCCAACAGAGCCTGTGGCCGTGTTGCCGGTGACATCAAATACAAGACTCGGGGTAACGCTGCCAACTGCACCCGTGGCCGCATTGCCGGTAACTACATTTGTTGAGGATACCGATACAGAGCCGATAGCACTCGTGGCCACATTGCCGGTGATGGCAAACGAAATAGAAACTGCAACTGTGCCGACATTGCCTGTGGCAATCGTCCCGTCTTCTTGGACAGACCTGTCAGCCAGCAAGTTGCCAGCAGCACCAGTCGCCTGGTTGCCGCTGATGACAACATTGCCTATGCCATAAGCACCTAGACCGTAATACCCCGTTCCATAAGCAGCCATGCCGCTGCCCCTTGGTTAAGCCAGCCGGATCAGGCCGGTGCTGGCATCATTGACGGGCATGGTCAGCGTGAATGTGCCAGCGGTCACTGTCTGTGAGCCAAAGGTGTGGACGCTAACCGCCTTGTTCGACTGAGTGCTGTTGTAAATCAGGACAGCATCAAACGCTGTAGACAGCGTGACAGCGCTATAGCTGATGCTGGCGCTGGGGGTCACAAAGGCAGTCGTGCCGCTGGTGCTTGGCGCAGTGCCAAAGGTCACGGTGACGCCGCCGGCAGTGTAGCCAGTACCTGTCACCTCATTGGTGGAACTGTACGCTGTGGTGGCCGCATTGACAGTGGCCGAGGCCAAGTACAGCGCAGCCTTGAAGGTGTCGGCAGTCGTTGCTGCACGGATGACGCCAGTGCCAAAGTTGTGGTGACCGACCAGCAGTTCACCTTTGAAACTTGTACACATTGCCTGAGTGTTAGCCATGATCTATTTCCTTAAATTTGTTCAGTAATGCCATCAGCAAAAACACTGCGCTTGAGCGCCATGTGGACGGATCGATGCACCAACTCTTCGCCCAGCCAGTACTCAACCCAAGTCGTTGTCTCGGTATCGTTATCCAATGACCCCTCACGCTTTTCAAGCAGTGACTCGTCCATCTCGCCTTTGGTGGTGGTAATCATATTCATCCAAAAGTTTTTGCACGGGTTAAAAGTGCGCCGCCAGATGTTGCGCCTCGGTCATCAGCGACTTGCAGGTCATTTAAGGCACGCTCATACAGCGTTGCCCACACCTGAATTCTATTGTCATCTTGAAGGTATGGCGCAGCTTGCAGCAGACTTCCGTACAAATAGGCATCTGGGCTAGACTCCAAAATAAAGTTTGTTGCGACTGACGCCGACAACTTGCTTATTTTTGCGTAGTAAGTCAACTCAGTCGCATAGTTGGAATCTGGTGTTGGCACAAGCCTAAATTGTTGGCCAACCACGCCAAAGAAACTTGGCCTGCCGCTGGCTGTGAATTTTGTGGCCTCTGCATCCAGCGCATCTATCGTCATAAACGACAGCGGGGTAACGGGATTAGTGCCACTCAATTTGAAGGATTTGACTTCCAAAAAGTCATTGGGCGTTGCGCCGTACTCGGCATTGAATGAGGCATTGGCGCGAACAATCATCTGCCTTGTGCGCAGCACGCGCTCCATCTGCGCCTCGGCCAGAGAGATGAAGTCAGGGATAGCCGCCGTCAGGTCTGACCGATTGAGCCAGTCTGCAATGGATGCCTTCAATTCGGTGTAGGTTGTCAGAGCCATCAGACTGCCTTTATTTCTTTCATCACCCAGGTGTGGTCATGCTTGAATTCAAAAGTCCCGATGTGGCCAATCTCTTTGGAGACATCGTGATCAATCCATATTTTAAAGCCAGCAGCCGCTGCTTTCTGACAGAAAAAGACATCCTCACCGACATAACCCCGTTTGTCCACGCGCCAAGGCGTTTCAAACCAAGGCTCGGCCAGTGCCGCAAAGACATTGGCCTTGATGAGCATTACACCCATCCCCACAGAACCCACCTCTTGCAGTCCGGTGGACTCCGGCATCGTCCAGACCAGTTCCCTGTCGCCGTTCTCTTTGTACAGTTGCGCTGTCGGGCCAGTGGGCATTCTACGCCGTGCGCAGTTTGTCGCCACAATGTCAAGGTCATGCTTTAAAAGACGCTCAATCATGTCTTGCGGAAACCGCATGTCAGAGTCAATGAACAGGATGTGTGTACAACCCTCGGCCATCGCATCCAGTGACAACTCTGCCCTCTGGTTGGCAATCAAAGTGCCTTGAGAAATCTTGAGGCTCACAGCGTCATTCGTGTTGATCGTGTGATACGCGACCATGTTGACCAAGTCGTAGCTGTACATGGTGTGAACCATGTCCCGTGCTGGAGTGCAGACTGCAATGTAGTTCATACTTTCCCAGGTCGTGTTCTAAAAAATTGATTGTCAGGATCGTTGAGCCAGCGCTTCATATATGCTTGGTCATCGATCTTGCCCTCGGTCTTCATCTTGTAATAGAGAGCCTCAGGGATGGATGCCACCAAGTGCCACTCGCCATTCCAGTTGGCCTTGCCGTCCATAGCGTTGTAGATGGCCTTGTTGGCCTCAATGACCGAGGTCACATCTTGTTCAGTCTCAATGGTCACATCGCCGGTATCGGTATTCTCATGCCAGTAGCGGGTGATGCCTTGATCTTTGTTTTCGCTAAATAGTCTTTTGTGAATCATTTAAAAAAGGGCCAGATTTCTCTGGCCCTTCCCGTTGCTTACTGTTAAGAAGTAACCAAGTCAGCGGCCAAGCCGTGAGCATTCTCTGCCAACACCTTCAGGCCGTACTCGACCAGCAGCATGCGCTTGTCGGCATCGCCTGTTTTGGCCAGTTCGATCTGCTGGTAAGGACGCAGCACAACCATCTTGGCGTAGTCAGGATCAAGCACAAACGCATCACGCTCACGCTGGAAGCGGTTTGCAATCACAGACACATTGCCAAAGTCAGAGACATAAATGTCAACTGCACCGATCAATGTGGCAGGTTTTGCACCGCCGTCAACATTGAAACGGCTTGAGGCAATGCCGGTGAAACCAGAGACGCGCTGCTTGTTGACAGGGCCAACCATCAGGATCTTAGGTGTACCGCCAGCAGTCCA